ACCAACGGGGAAAATCTGGGAAAATTATCCCGGATGATGCATGATAAAGGCGGGCCACGCGGGGCGTGTAGGGTCACACCGAAAACCCGTCTGCGCGGCCTTAACGTGTTGCGGCTTTGCCAGCTCTTCATGCTAGTCAACGTCCGAGGTAAGTTTCCCCGTTGGTGTGGAGGCGACCGTCAGAGTCAACTACAATAACCACGATCGGAGCCCAGGGTAGCGATGAGTATAGCTATGACCCTGGAGGACGCTACTCGGTGGTTGATGCAGTGGTCTCTGGAGGATGTCCACCGACACCAAGCAGACGGCCCATCGATGTCTGCGCCTGCAACCACAGGCACCTCCCCGCGACAGACGGTATCTGTCAGTTGGTGGACTCACAACCACCGTCGTTGACTGGCGACTGGCGGCGCACCCGCACAGGAGGTGGTGGCTAACACCAAACGATTTTATGATGTTTAAATTTTTAAGGAAAAACAAAATAGAATCAACAACTCCGGACCCGATCGAGAGCTTCGCTGCATCAGCGTTCTCCCTCGATCACGACGAGGGGAGGCACACCCCCGTCGTCAGGTTGCCAAAGGTTGTTCCCCCTGTTGAGTACGTCATCAAGGACTACTTGCAGGGTGCTAGCGGCAGGTGGGATGTACCCTATATGGTATATCCGCCTTTGTCACTGGCTGGACAACCCGCGCCACCTGACGTGGCCACGTCCACTGATGTGGACGTGGGCGTCGTAGAAGGCGAGGTTAAAGGCAGGGTAGTTGTGCGACTACCAGCCGCTAAACAAGTTAGGTTTGATGGGCGTCAGACCGAAGCGAGCACTGGCTCCGCTTCTTTAGAGAAAAAGAAGCCGAGTCGCGAATTCAAGCCCAGTACCAAGTACGGCCCGTCGGTTCTAGAAAATGAACGGGGTGAGTTACGTGATGCTGAGTTTGGATTCCGCCTCCGCAAGAGGGGAAGATTGACTCGTCTATTAGAGTCGATCGCCAAGCGAGACGTGTCGCATCAGTCTGGGGAAGGTGGTAAGACCTCCGAACAGCCTGCTCGACACTGGCTCGGCTTGATAACCCGATGGGGAGGAAAGCTGACAGTGACGCAGCGAGTCAAACTCAACAACACCGACAAGGACGAACCTTCCGAGGATTGTTACATGACGGTGCGCATAGGTGGTAGTGTGTTAGCCGCGTCCGCGCGTCTTCTTGCAGGTTTGGTGGTTTCAGCCACTAACAAGCGGAGGACTAGGGAGCTGCAACTCGCTCTTACCGCAAAGGCTAGACAGATAGCTACTGCGTCGGGCATGACCGACTCATACCTGGCAATGGTGCTCGCGGGCACTGTTGCGTTGGCTATGAGGGTCAGCGGACCAGAGCAAATGGCTAACGAGTCTTTGGGTGGAGTGAGCGGCAGGCAGTCCCAGCGGGCTTCGGAGGACATACACGCCGGTAGGACCACATCGCTCTTCCGACAGTTTACCAGGGCTGTAGGCGATGTTATGCGGGTTGAGTGCGTCACCGGGGTGGTCTTGCCTAGGGCAACAACTTAGTGGGGTGTATCCAATTCGGGTATTGGTGTCTGTGTCGGTTCCAAGGAACAGCATAAAATACGACAAGGCGCCAGGATGGTCATACCATCGTTGGACACCACACAACATAGTTGCGGCCCAGAGGCGAGGCGTAGAATGTACCGGGTCTGGGTACCTTCTGTGGATGGGTTGTGGGCTCCCGCTGTACACGCGAACTGTGTGCATAACGAGGAGGCAGCCCTACGGCTAAGGACGCTTGGTCCGACACCCGCCGATCCTGTATGTCCTGAGCTTGATAAAGCATTCGCAAGAGTGGGAGTTCTCTTGTCGAGGCTCAACATACAGAGGTGGACCAAGCAGCAGGTGGTCGAGTCCTATTCGGGTAGGATGCGACAGCGATACCAAGCAGCTCTTGAATCTTTGGTTGAGGAGCCCCGGTTGTCTAAGTACGACAGACGACTGACTGGGTTCCTCAAGGCTGAAAAGTTTAACCCTCTTCTAAAACAGAGTAAGCCTAGAATGATAATGTGTCGTTCGCCAAGATTCAACCTAGAGCTGGCCTCTTACCTTAAACCACTCGAGCACGCGTTATGGCGGCGGTGGAAGTACGGTAGAGGGGGTGTCACACCGACCCGGGTCGTAGGCAAGGGGTTGAACGGGGAGCAGAGGGCTTCTCTGATACGGAGGAAGATGGAGTCAGTAGGGGAGTGTACAGTCTTCGAGATAGATGGTAAAGCTTTCGAAGCTCATGTTACACTACGACAGGTGGACTTGGAACACAAGGTATACAAGAAAGTGTACCCTCGTGATGCACGTCTACACGACCTATTGCAGACTCAACGGAAGCTGAAAGGAAAGACACTGGGTGGGATAAAGTTTGAGAGGGAGGGATGTCGTGCATCTGGAGATTTCAACACTGGCTTGGGCAACACCCTAGTCATGGGATCTTGTGTGGATGCCATCCTGCGCTCAGCTGAGTCCGCGCTTGGTGCCTTCAGAACTACCTTTCTGGCTGACGGCGACAATGCTTTAGTGTTCGTGGAAACGAGCAAGGCCGAGGGGGTACGCTCCTTCTTCAGTTCCATGGTGCATACTGTTGTAGGGCAAGAGCTGACCGTAGAGAAGCCTACCACCATCTACGAGGAGGTTGTATTTGGACAGTGCAAACCGTGCTTTAACGGCGACCACTATACTATGGTGAGACATCCGCTCAAGACCTTGTCTAACGCGTTTTCTGGTTATCGGCATTATGACCAGAGCGCTTACGTTGGACCTGCGTTGAAAGCTGTGTGTCGAGCTGAGTTAGCACTGTCCCGCGGTATACCGCTTCTAGAGGCCTACTTTGCCAGGGCTTTAGAGCGTCTCGAGGTGTACCGTGACCTGAAGGACCCTTCCGTTGTGTTGGAGGACCGGCTGCGCCACGCTTTGGCTCCGGCATATGCTGCCAAGTCGAGCAACAGGGGTGTGGGCATGGATGCTCGCTTATCCTTCCAGAAGGCCTGGGGGATCGGTGTGGAGGAGCAGATTTTGATGGAGGCTGAGCTGGTGGCAAGCGTGGATCATTGGGACTGGACAACCTTGCGAGAGGATGTCCACGTTGGCGATGGCCCGTTTGCGGACACTGACTTGGTCGAAAACAGAGTCGATCTCTTCCTGTCCGGAAGGCGGTTGAAAGACTAGATATAGTCAACGCTGGATGGAGCTCTAATTGTTGGGTGGGTTATTGGGGTGGTGCGAGGAAGCGGTGGAAACGGAGTCAACCTCTGGGGCACTGGTGAAAGGATCGTCGGCGAACTACAGGTAGATGGGTCACAGTCTACATCGTTGTATTAGCGACATGGACCACAGCTCGGTGAGGCATGCGAAGTATTCCGAAGTATACTAGTGGAGAAGGGGTGCAGCTGGCGTGCTCAGACGGTTGTCTGTGCATGGCGTCAATTGTGGGTTCGACGCAGAGGGGTAATTCCCCTAGCACCACGAAACCTAGAGAGCATGTGGGGTGGAGTAGTCCGAGAGGTGGAGAGGATATCACCAGTTGGTGTAGTGACTTGGGCTTGTGGAGCGACGGGAAACACAAGCGTTGTAGGTCATGTAAACAACTGGTTCTGGATGCTATGGTAGTATCGAGAGGAGTCAACGTCAGACTGCTTAATCGATTATCACGCCACTGCCTTGTCCGATGTCCCGACCATTTTTAAGACCCTTGACGGGGTCCGGCACGCCCAGTGCAGTCCTCTAGGGTAGTAGGACGGTGTTTACTGCAAGAGAGGGAGGTGTTGACCACGACCGGATGTGCGATCGGAGCCCAGGGTAGCGATGAGTATAGCTATGACCCTGGAGGACGCTACTCGGCACGCCGGGGGTGGATGGAAACAACGCGCGTCTCCCCACCTGCAAGAGCTTTGATGTTTGATGGTAGAAGGCCTGAACATAACCGCAAAACTCATTGTCTAGGTATATACGTGTAGGAAGAAATGGATTGCATATCCGATGCCCAAGTTGACGAAGGGGAAAACGTGGAATCGCATCATCGTTGGTAAGCCACCGTGATGTAAACGAGGCATTCGGCTTAGCTGGTGTACGCCAACAACCAGGTAAGCTTGTAGGGGAAAACGTCGACCATAGACGCGGAACTACAAACCCGGGGTAGCATCTAAGTGTTCAACCGGGGGCTCGGGGTAGCTTCTAAGAGCTCAGCCAAGCTAATTTCCGCCCGCGCTGGGTCGTTGACAGGCAGGTGGTGCCATCCCACACTATGGACACCACCCACCAGCTAAGTGTGGGGTACCGGTTGACCAAAACGCCGGCGCAACGGTTCGGGCGTGGCCGGACAAAGTGGGCGTTGATCAGCGCCGCACAAACAACGCGAAGCTCAAAAGTCCGCAAGCTTAGCAACTGCTTATCCAGTAACGGGGGTGCCTTGGCACCCTGGCGGCCCCAAAACGCCGGCGCAACGGT